AAGTTTGCGCCCTTTCCCTTGCTGCCAACCAAGCTCAAACTCTCTGGCTCAGCGAGAGTGGGGTTTTGTGTGAGGGGGGGATTTGGGTGAACCGGATCTCTGGCACAACCCGGGTAACAGTTCATTACCGTGTCAGCGACAAGGCCAAGGATTCATTCGGCCCCCCTTATTGGTGATACTCTCCTAGTCCATGGTCGACCTTCTCCTCAACTCTTTCCGCTTGCTTCATCGGGTGGCACAAATCCAGTCCACGCTTACCCAAGTTCAATCCGCTCTCACCCAAGTACAATCCACTCTTACCCGAATGGAGGCCAAGATGTCTGCACAGACCGACGCATGGGCCGCTCTCGCCGCTGTCGAACAGAAGCTCGAAGCCGACGAACTGTTGGATGAGCAGAAGATCACCAGCCTGACCGCCGAGCGGGACACCCTCAAGACTCAGCTCGCCAACGCCCCGGCCGACGACACGGCACAGATCAACGACCTCAAGACCAAGCTTCAGGCGTTGGATGATCAGATCGTGGCCGAGCAGGCGGCAGCGGCCGGGACTACCAATCCTCCTCCTGATCAGACGCCGCCGAGCGACCAGACACCGCCAACGACTTAAAGACGCCCCGGCCTGTCGCGGGCAACCATCCCTCGCGACACGTCGCCACGAGCACGGCTGCCGTAAGCGTGTGCGTCGAACTTACGGTAACAGGGTCCGCTGGTTAACTCCGGCGGGCCTTGTTTTTTTTTGCCTTCCCTCCGCTCTTCCCTCGCCTCTTCATCTCCTCACACAGCACCCTATACCTCTCCTCCTCTTCCTCGGTCGCTATTCCCTCCTCAACTCGGTCTCTGAGTTGGCGTCGGGATTGACCCGAAGCTATACCACCTTTCTTTCCGAGGAGGCGGAAGTAGTCAGACATTTCGCTCATGGTTTTCTTTTGATTTCGATTTCCTTATCCTGCCTCGCCGAGATCCTATCCTTCCATGACAGCCCTACCATATTTCGCCGTTACTCCCCCAAACATGACGTACCCGAACCCATCGCGTCCAAACGTACCGCATCCGGACAGCCTTGCCGCAACCTGACCGATTGCACCGTTCCGAACCCGTTCGCGCCCTTCCTCAACAGCCTAACCTAACCCGACCCGATCGAACCGCATCCTGCCGAACCGAGACTTATCATGACAGCCACGGCCTCACCTTGTTACACCCAGCCCGGCCGTGCCAACACCCGATACCACCGATCTCAACCTCGACAGTCGCACCGAAGCCTAAGTCCACCGAGGCCAATCAAAACGCACCTGATCTCGACAGCCCCAACAGGTCCAAACACACACCACCAGAACCTGGCATGGCACTCCGTATCTCGACAGCCTTTACCTCAACTACCGCCGCTCGCTTCCCTACTTTGCGAGGGGGACAACCTCCGTGTCTTCGGCGACTCGCGCGGGTGCTCGACCGATGGCAGCGAGAGCTGCAAAACACTCTGCCGCCTCTGCTTCCAAACCGAGCGCTTCCGCGATCGTGTACGCCCTGTTGAGCGCACCCTCTGCTTGCTTCAATGCATCCTGGTACGCGTCTTCTGCGATCTCCCGCTCATCCTTGACTGCAAGCAGACCGATATACCCCTGCTCTCTTGGTCCCTTCGTCGGGTCGCGGACATAGTGAGGCGCACGGATCTCGATAACCCCCAACTGAATCAGCTCGGGTTCACAACTCCGAATGACCGCCCGTGCCTGATCCTCTCGATACCTCTCCGCGGCGGTTGGATCATCCAAGTGCCAGCCGACCAGCGCCGCCAACTCACGCGCCACGCCCTCTGGGTTACTGGGGTCTGATTCTCTCACCACGGCTGAGGCTGTCAGCCATCCAGCTTTCTCCGCAACCCGTGCGAGGATCAGCGCTTTATCTCGCGAGGACACGGCTAGACGTACCGGCGTTGAGATACTTTCCTTTTCCTGCTTACGCATCCGCATGGCTTGTTACCTCTGCGCGCCCACGACCACGAGCGACGATCTCTTCCTCGAACCACTGCCAAAGCGTCGCTGTCTCGTCGTCGAACGGTTCAGGATTTTCCAATGCCGCAGCCTGCTCGATACGACCGCCTTCTGCTGTGACCCTCTCGAAATCAGGATCATTTTTGTTGACGATAGAGAAGAGGCCGAAACTACCCTTCCCTCTCTCCTGCCGGAAATCGCCGATGCCGGAAAGCTGCCCAGCCGCAGCAAACAGGTTGGCAACGGAGGAGGCAGTCAGAGAGTCTTGGGGGAACCGCACCGTGAGTACCGTTGCCCACTCTGGCAGGATTGCTCGCGTGCGGATATCCGGGGTGTGGTTCATGCCTTGGGTTCTGACCCCAGTCATGTAGATTTTTGGTACTCCCCAGATCCGCAACTGATAGCCGATCACTTGAAGGAGTCGGCCGATGGATGCCTTGCTTGCTCCTGGAACTTCGAGAGCTGCGGCGAGAGCAGCCCCCTTGAATCCTGTTGAAGGGAAAACGAGGAGGGTTGGTGACTCAGGACGAGAGTCAGTATAGACGCTGTCACGATACTCAGCGATCGGATCGTGTTTGAGAGAGGCTCGCAGTGAGGCCCGATTCTTCGGCCCAGCTGGCAGTAGCAGCTCCCGTTGGGCCTTGACGCTCATACGGTGGAAGATGAGCGGGCTTGCGCCGAGGATACAGAGCGACACTTCTGTCATGGCAAGCGGCTCGATAGTGAGCAAGCTTGCATCCTTGGTGGGCTTGATTCTGGTCTTGGCTGCGACGACGCGTTTCATAGTTTCGGCTCCTTAAGTTGGCGCGGTTCACTCCGCAATGTGGGTACTGTAGCAGAACCGGCTTCCGCTTGCAACCACCTCTTTCTCCTCTCTACTCTTCCCCCATCCCCTCCGAGGCTCAGCTCAAAGAGCCCCAACCTCGGAACGTTCACTTGTTCCCGGACCCTTAACCGCGTCCGAGAGCCACCGCACGTTCCGATCCGCTATCAGTCCGCCCACTTTCCGCGGTCTCTCGACGCCAACCTAGTCAGGAGAAACCATGGCGTCGCGACTCACCATTGCCCAGACCCACCGAGCGGAGGCGGACAAGAACCTCCAGGAACTCCTTTCCAAGGCCAAGACCCTTTCCGCGGTCGATAGCGGGGCGACGGCTGAGGAGCTGGACGCCCACGTTGCCGCGGTCGAGAAGGCCCGTACTGCCGTTGCCGAGGCCGATAAGGAAGTTGTGACCGCCAAGGCTCTGGTCGATATGGAGCGCGAGGCAGCGGCCGTCACCACCGTTCGCAACCCGGCCACCGTTACTCCCCGAGTTGAGGAGGACCCCAAGTGGGGGTTTGCCTCGGTTGGCGAGTTCGCCCGCGCCCAGAGAGATCACCAGCTCAGCCTGCGGATGGGAACCCGTACCGAGTTGAGTGATCGCATGGGGGTGGTACTGGCAGCGACGGAGAGGTTCCGAGCGCAGGAGATTGCCGAGCTTGGACCTCTCGCTGCCGCACCCTCGCCTCTTCATCGCGAAACTCAGTCAGAGGACGGGCTCATGGTTCCACCTGAGTTCCGCCAGCAGATCTGGACTCCGGCGTATGAAGCGGACGATCTCCTCCCTCTCTTCTCTCCTGAAACCACCTCCTCGCTGGTGGTCAACCTCCTAGCCGACGAAACCACCCCCTGGGGGGCAAGCGGCATCAAGGCATACTGGGTTGCGGAAGCCGGCCAATTGACCGCCACCCGTCTCAGCACCAAGCCTCGACAGGTACAGCTCCACAAGGCGGGTTGCATGGTGTTTGCGACCGACGAGCTTCTCCAGGACACTGCTCTCTTGACCGCCCGAATCAATCAGAAGGCCCCCCAGGCTATCGGGTGGCTCATCTCTGAGTCGTTGATCCGTGGTAACGGGTTGGCTAAGCCTCTCGGGTATGAAGACCCGGCGTATGGGGGTGTTGTCTCTCAAGCCAAGGAGACCAATCAGAAGGCCGCGACCATCTACGCCGAGAACGTCCTCAACATGGCGAGCCGCACTCTTGAAGGCCCCGGCAGTCGGATTATGTGGCTCGGTCACCGGTCAATCATTCCTCAGCTCGCCACCTTGAAGATCGGCGTCGAGCCCTCCTGGACGAACCAGAACCAAGGTCTCCGCGAGGCGCCTAACGGCATGCTCCTCGGGTTCCAGGTCCGGTTCTCCCAGCACTGCCAGACCCTCGGGACCCAAGGTGACCTCAGCCTAATTGACTTCAGCGGGTACGCTGCGTTCGTCCATTCATCCGGCACCCGGTTCGACTCCAGTATCCACCTCTACTTCGACTTCGATCTCAGCGCGTTTAGGTGGATCATCCGGGTTGGCGGTATGCCTTATCTCTCGACCCCCGTCAGCCCCTACAAGGGCTCCGCGACCATGAGCCATTTCGTCCAGCTTGCCACCCGCTCGTAAGGCGGAGAAAGGAAACAGGGAGTAATAACCATGGCAATCAATCCTCTTCTCAAGCCTTCTGACCGGGTTGCCGTTCTGGGGATCATCGGTTCTCAGTCGGCGACTACTGTACAGGGTACGGGCTGGATTCCTGTCAACCTGTATGAGAACCTCCTCGCGATCGTCAACGTCGGCGTCATCTCAAGTACAGGGACCGTCGACGCCAAGATCCAACAGGCAACCTCCTCGGCCGGTGCGGGTGCTAAAGATGTAACAGGTAAGGCTATTACCCAGCTCACTCAGGCCGGGTCCGGGTCAAACAAGCAGGCACTGATCAATTTCTCGGTATCCGATCTCGACCACGCGAACGGGTTCACTTATGTCCAGCTCTCGATTACCCCGGCGACCGCTGCCGCTCTTATCTCGGGTCTTCTCTTGGGATTTGACGGTAAGTACCCGGTTGCTAACGTCACTACGGTTGGCGAGGTGGTGTAAATGTTTAAGCACACCCAAGGTGACACCCAGATCGAATTGACCACTGACAGTACCTTGACCCTCAACGGGCCTGTCAATATTCAAGGTCAGATGATGCAGGACGGGGTGGTGATTCCGGTCAACATCACCTTTTCACCGGCACCTGGAGCGGCCACCATCTGCGACGTGACGGTTACCTTGGTCGACGGTAACGGGGTTGCGGTGCCGGCTGTCCACAGTTTCGACCTTTGGTTGAGCGACGCAGCGAGCGGGGCCGGACTGACTGCTACGGCTGCGTCCGTTACGGTTACCAACGCCGCGGCCGGTGGGGTGGTCATCTCAACCTATACCCCCAAGAAGGCCCTACGTGTACAGACCCTCGCGACCGGAGTGTTTGTGCTGGAGATCACTGATTCTGCCAAGACAGGGTTCTACGTCGCGGCGAGTCTTGGTGGTCGGGCGGTTGTGAGTGCTCAGTTGGTGGCGGGTAACTACGGTTAAAATGAGAGTGAATGTCGGATCGCAGCGGACGAGGCTAAGGCCGGTAAGCTTGTCGGTTGCTTGTGGTAGGTGAAAACCGATGACCACGACACCAGCACGTAATTCCGGGTGGGCGGCGAGCGGCTGACCAGATCCGACATTCTTTTATGTACCCAACCGTCAAAGTAATCACCCCCCCACGTAGCCAGAACCTTATCTCTTTGGCTCAGGTAAAGCTGTACTTTGGTGACACCACCACGGACAATGACCCTCTCTACACTTCTCTGATTCGTGACGCTTCGGCCGCGATGATCACGTTTATAGGCGTACATCCCGGCCGGCAACAGTACCAAGAACTCTCACACGGCAACGGCGGGTACAGGCGTCTACTCTCCCGGTTGCCTGTTGAACCGGGTACCCTGTCCGTCACCTTAAACGGCGAGGTACTTACCGAGTCCGACCCTTCAACCGAAACCAACCCACCCGACCCTCTAAACTTCATCCTTGAAGACCCGCAAATCGGTCAAGTTTATAGGTTGGCGCGTTGGTGGTGGCCGGCTCTCCCAACCTACAACCTAATCGACACCTATTACGCGGGGTTTCTATTCCCCGACCAGATTACCGATTGGACACCGGGAGGGACATTTACGGCCGGCGCGTGGGTACGGTCACCAACCCAACCACTCCTCCTCCGGTTTGAATGCACGATCCCTGGAGTGTCGGGAAGTACTGAGCCGGTATGGCCCTCCGTGATTGGTCAAGAGGTGGTTGACAATACCGTTACTTGGACCGCCCGAGCTGCAACCGAGCTCCCCCCCTTCGTCAGTCAGTGGTGTTGGGCGGAGGTCTTGAGGTTGAATTCAGACCTCGACTGGAAACCCAACCTAATCACTCGTACCGTCGAGGGTGTGAGTGAGAGTCGGTTCGCCCGTAAGCAGGATGACGGAGCCTTAGCCGCTGCCACTACCGCCGGCTTGATTTCTTGGCGGAATGAACTTGGATTGGTGGGGGTGGCGTGAGAAAGACAACCTGGATACTTGCTGGGTTGGTCGTGTTGACGGTTACTTTACCGTACCGTCTCCTCTCTCAACCGTCAACCGTCATCATCTCTCCTCAATCGGTAGGCGCACCGGACTGGCGAGAGAATGGCTTCGCTCCCAACTCCCTCCCTCTCTCAGGCAACCACCCATACCAAGTACGTCTAGCCAGCGACGGTAAGATCTACTACTGGACGGGTTCGGCGTGGGTTGAAACAGTAGGGTCAGCCTCACTGACCGGAGTGTCGCCGGTTGCGGTATCGGGTGGACAAGTAAGCCTTGGCACAATTGGGTTTGGGAACTTGGTCGGACTGTGTACGGGGGCATCGCGAATACTGTTATGGGCAAGTGACGGGACAGTCTCCTGTGCGGCACCACAAGCTGGGCCAACAGGAGCGACTGGACCTACAGGTCCGCAGGGGATTCAGGGAGTAACAGGAGCTGCCGGCAGTACAGGCCCAACGGGGTCTTCAGGTATTGACGGTAAAACCGTACGTAGTGGTATTGGTGCGCCGTCTAACTCTCTTGGGGTTGACGGCGACTTCTACATCGATACCGCAATCAGCAACATATATGGACCCAGGGCAAGTGGTGTATGGCCTTCTCCTGTGTCGTTGATAGGGCCAGTAGGAGCTACAGGATCGACCGGCGCAACAGGTGCAACGGGCGCGACTGGATCTACGGGACCTCAAGGGCCGGCCGGTGTACTCAATCCGCTCGCGGCCGGAAGCCTCGCCTCTATGGCTCTTCAAGTCGTACAGGCCGGCACTGGGATCTACCAGCCCACAACCAACACGCTCGGAATTGGAGCCAACGCAATTGACGTGATGCGATTCGAGACGGTGGCCTCTGGTGTTAACTACTTCGACGTGATCCCGAGCGCGACCGGCGGCGGGTCAGCGAATGGGCCGACTATCAAATCGACCGGGTCCGACGCCTCGGTGGACATGAACTTCGATACTAAGGGGACCTCGTCTCGCTATCAATTCAAGATCGCCGGCACCACAAAGGCGGACTTCACCGACGTGGGCGGCGGTGACTGGCGGCTCCGTCTTACGGCAGGATCATTGAGCACGGCCGGGGGCGCTGTCCTACCGTCTAGTTTTAATGGAATAATTTTCAACAACGACTCGGGGCTCTATCGGGTCACCTCCAAAGTGGTAGCTTCTTCCGACGGCGGTCAAAATGCCAACGGGTGGTTTCAATGGGCCGGCAGTAAACAGCTCTCCGCCAACGGCACGAATGCGACCGCAACCCTAGCGACGACGGGCATCTCCATCACCGTTACGATCGGCCGGAAGTACTCATTCCAGTGCTATCTCCGTGTCGCCAACTCCGTCGCAGGGGAAGGCATGCAGGTCGATTTCAACGGTGGAACCGCGACCGCGACCGACTTCCGCGCCGAGGTCAAGCTCTTCGACACCGCGCTGCTCAAGGCCCAGCAAGTTACCGCGCTGGCAACGGCCGTCAGCATCGCCACGTTCGCTGGTGACGGAGAGATCGAGGTTCATGGCTCATTCGAGCCTGGTAGCTCCGGAACCTTCATCCCGCGCTTTGCCGAGAACACCCATTCCACTGGGACCGCGACGATCTACCGCGGCTCGAACTGCATCATGCAGGAGGGAACGTAACCGTGCGCCGAATCGCCGCCGCGCTCTTCGCCCTGCTCGCTCTTGCCTCGCCGGCCGCCGCCTCCGTGCGCGCCTGCACGACAGCCCTGGTCACTGCGGGGCTCTGCAACAGCACGAGTGATGTGCTCGTGTCCTACTCGCTACCGACGACAGACCCGGATGGTGCTGGCCCACGCGTCTCCATCCGTGACCAGATCGTTGAGGGGTGCGCTTTGACTTTCGGCTACTCGGCGCTAGTCAACGGCTCTGCAAACCCAGAAACGAAAGCGGCCTATTGTGATCGCGTGATCCGCACCGTCCTCTTCTCGGCCTGGGCCAGCAAGTACTACGACAGCCTCGCCGAGACCGCCAAACAGACGACCCTAACCGGAACTCAACCCGATATCGTACCCTAATGGATCTGATCCTCCCTCTCGGCGTTGACGGTGTTGCACTTGCCGATCTCTTGCCTGCTCTCTATACCGGCGGACAACCTGACCCATTACGTCTCGCGATGGTGTCAATGTCGTCGCTTGGAGGGGGGGCATATCTTGTCAGATTACCGGACTTAATAGGTACTCTCGGCACTTTCAGTTACGTCTACCCTCCAGGTGCGAGCTCTCCGGGAGGGGTGGGGTCATTTGACTATCCAGACTTGCCGTGGCCGTCTCGGGTCATACCCCTCCGTCACGCCGGGTTAACCCTCTCCGATTTCACCCTCCGGTCGTTTGTTGACGGGGTGGAAGAAACCCCCACCTGGGTTCTCACCGAACTATCCACCCACGACTACCTGATCTCTGGCTGGCCGTCACTCTCGCTCGGTCGACGGCGGGTAATCACCTGGAAAGCTCTCGGAATGGAGAGCACGTTTGATTGGGTGGAGGCACGGCCGAGTTCATTGGTCGGTGGAGCGAGACGAGGGATGGGCTCGTGGGCCGCGGGGGTCATCAAAGCTAGGGCAAGTCGAGTCGGTACCCTTCGTCGAATGAATGACGACCTCTCCCTTGCGGTACTGGCAACGGGGGTATTGGCCGGGGCGACTGTGTTTACCGTCCGGGCGATCACCGGGAGGATGTCTGGGCGGGTTGTTGGAGGGTCTCAGCTCAGGATTGTAGGGGTTTCCGGGGTGTATACTGTTCAGGCCGATTCGGATACTCAACCCAATGGGGTATTGGCCGTGACGATACAGCCGGGGTTACTTGGACCTGCCAATTCAGGTGCCACGGTTACGTTCTCACAACCCTATGCCGACACACCCTATCAGTTCTTGATTCGTAAGGTGGGGGTTGAGGATCAGAAGGCGGTTGAGATGGGGCAGGAGTACGTGATCTTGCCGTGGGATCAGAATAAGCCGATGCCTAAGATGAATGACAGGTTTAATGGTATCCCGATTGTCAGGGTTCAGTTTGTGGACGCTGATGATGGGCCGGCGTATTACAGGTGTTTGATGGATAACCTGACAGGACAAGGGGCGAACACTCTGTAATGTCAACCCCCCTCAAACTCTCCGCCTTCGCCGACACCTTCCCTGACGCAATGCGCGGTAAGGTCAATAAGCTGGCAGATGACCTCGTGCAAGGTGCCGAGGAGAAACTTGCCTCAGTCATCCACGTGCCGATCGGGGCAACTGGCAACCTTGCCTCCTCGCAAGCCCTCGAAACCTCCAACCGTGGACTGATCCTTGGCTGGTCTGACCGCGCCGCTATAGGTATCGATGTAGGTCGGGTTATGTCCAAGTCCTACCGCCGGATGCTCGGGAATGGTCAGCGCACCACCCCCTTTTCCAGACTCCTCGGTTCCGACCAAGCCCCAGAAGGATTCACCCAACCGGCAATCAAGGAACTCCAGGCGGACTGGGATCAGGTTGCCCAAGACGTAGGCAAGGATTTCGACCTTTAAATGGCTGTCCGACTCATAGGTGGTGGTCGTACCCGTGAGGTTACCGGGTCTATCTATATCGAGCGCTGGATACAGATTGACTCAGCCCTCACCCAAATCTATGGTGACCCTGACGCTTCTCCTCCTCTTCTGGGTGATCTCAATACCCTCGACGCCTTAGCCGATTCCACCACCTCTTCAAGCGGCGGACGCTTGTGGCTCGGGGGTGCCTCTCCTGCCGAGTACGATCCGGGAATTACCGACAAAGCATGGTATGGTCAAGCCATACGTATCGAGTTCAAGCGCCTACAGTCGTCTGGAGATTGGACCGCTTTACAGGCGGCGGCCAAGAGTCTTGTGGAGACCGCTTTCCCTGGCGAGTTGATCTATGAGGCAAACCGGCGATTCAACCGACCTTTACCAAGCGATGATCCCGCCAACCCAGCTAAGTACGTAATCTGGGTTGTGGAGTACGACAATAAAGGAGTAACCCAGTAACCATGACAAACCCAAACGATGGAATGGTCGAAGTCATCCTTGCCAGACCGTGGATTGGAAACGAGGTGGGGGCGATCGTACGTGTAGATCCTGAGCGTGCCGCGTGGTTGGACAAGAACGGGTTCAAGTCTCAGCCCAAGCCGGTTGAGATTTCTCCTACTCTACCCTCCGACTTGGTGACCAACGAACTCTCTCCTCCGCCTGTCTCTGCCGAACTCCCAATCAGAGGGAACGAGTAACCCATGGCCGAGCAAATCAGCTATAACGAGTGGTTGTGCGTCGACGGGTATGACATCTCCGGTGTGTCGCAGAACTTCGGGATCGAGCGCTCGGTAGACCTCAAAGAGTGCATCACTTTCCCAGACCCTACCGATACCACTACAACCACCCCGTTTAAGCGCCGGCACGTTGGCCCCGAGTCCGGCAAAGCGTCGATCGCCGGCTACCTCGACCCTCTGATCAACCTACCCGCGTTCACCGCTGCTCTCGGGGCTTCCCCGATTATCACTTGGGGGTCGGCTCGTGCGTTGGGGTCTTCGGTTCTCATGTTTGTCGGTAAGGAAGGCAAGTTCTCGTATGGGGGTCCTGTCGGCGACATCATCCCAATCACGGCTGAGATGATGAACGATGGAGCGGTTGTCTCAGGGATTGAGTATGAGTTTGGCTCCAAAACCACCACCACGACCGGGACCTCTCAGACCACTACAGCGGTTGTTGCCGGGAAAGCCCGTTATCTACACGTTCATGTCGTGGCGGTAACCGGCACCACTCCAACCCTCACCGTGATCTATGAAACCTCGGCAATCGGTGACTACACCGATGCCGTCACCCGTCACACCTTCACCCAATTCACCCCCTCATACTTGGTCGAGCGGGCAGTCAAAACCACCACGGTGTCCGACACCCATGGCCGGTTCAAGTGGACGATCGGCGGGACGGGTGGGCCGGCATTCCTGGTACGTATGAGTGAAGGTGTACGGTAAATTACTTTGTACGACAAACCACCACTTTAACCGTCCCCTCTTAAGGAGACCGTCTCATGGCCGAACAGGTACTGATTGGACCCTATCTCAAGCTCGACAACGGCGGCACCGTCTCGGCCGTCGACCTCTCCGACCATATCGAGGAGATGACCATCAACGAGGACGGGGCGATGGTCGAGTTTGTCACCTCGAATGTTGGCGGGACGGTCGTTTACAAGCGTCGTCTGGTCGGCCCGATCGACTTCAACGTGGCGGTCAAGTTCTCGGATGACTTCGCCACCGGAAAGGTCGACCCCACTCTGACCAAACTCTTCGGCACCACGTTTACCGTAGTTGCGGCTCTTGCTGGTGCCACTCCGAGCGCGACGAATACGGTATGGACGTTTACCGGGGTGTTCGACAAGTTGCCGCGAGGCGGTGCGGTCGGTGCTCACCTCGAAAAGTCCATGACCTTCTACTTGGCGGCCGGTGTTCCGGTTGGGGCGGTATCGTAATGGCGAAAACCGTTCACGCTAAGACTCCGACCCCAGCGTCCCCGCGTTTTCAAATTGCTAGCCGTCTCGGTGGGTTTCGTGACACTTGCACCGTCTCGGACCCATTTGGCACGCCAGCAAGGTTCACTGTCATCCGCAGCAACTCCAACGCCCACAAGGCTTGGTTCCGTAGTCGGCTGGACAGTAACCCCGAGATTCTGATTATGGCTGAAAAGGCCATGTCGGATGACG